GTGGAATTCATAAAGCTTTAGGTGGAAGAATAGGATTTTATAGAGGATCCGATAGACATGCAGGAACAAGTTCATCATCCAGATCTTATGGACCTCCTGGAAGTGCAAGTCGTGCAAGTGCACCGACTCATCAACCGGCCCCTGATAGAGGACCCGCACCTGATAGAGGAGGGCCCATTAATCCTCATGCAGATACTGCACCGGTTCTTCAACAACAAAGAAAAACAGATTTTAGAAATTTAATTAATCAGCAAAATAGAGAGAAACGAGATGTCTTTCAAAGACCTGGTCCTAAAATAGGTGGTTTAGGAAACTGGGCTGCTAATTATGCAGGTGCTAATGTTGGTGCCAGTTTAGGATTGAAATTATTGGGAGGGCTTCCAGGTTTAATCTTAGGAACTTTATTTGGAGGTAGAACGAGTAGAAATTTAATGAATCCTAAATATAAAGGAGCAACATTGAAAGATCGATTAAGAAATATTTTTGCATTTAGCGGTGACTATATTCCAAATCAACGTACAGAGACAGGAATTGAAACTGTTGACCCTTCATTATTAATTAACGATCCTAGTGATCCAGGTTATCTATGGAGAATGATGCAAAAACAAAAAGAAGCAGAAAGGCTAGCAGCTTTAGAATCTCAAGAAATAACTGAGGAAGATTTAATGGGAAGAGTAGGATAATGGCAAAGATAGTACAGGTATTAACCAGACAAGGCGCGGACTATGACGATGCCGTTGCTAACTCTTTAGTCAGAGATTTAGACGGAATCGTACAAAAATTAAATAGCACTTATCAACAAGAACTAAAAGAGGAAGTAGAAGCTAGAAACTTCTTTCTAATGTAATGGCAATAGTTAATCAGTATAAATTTTTAGGTCAGAACATAGCAACCACAGATGAAACTACTTTATTAACGCCTGCGATAGCAAGTTCCGGAGCGGTAGAAACCGTCATTATTAAATCATTAAGAGTGACAAATAACACAGGAAATACTCCAACGATTACTATTAAGAATGGTGCCATCAAGATCGTGAATGCCCAGACTTTATCCGCTAATGCAAGCACAGAAATTTTAACGTTGCCCTTAATTCTAGAATCAGGGGTAGCTCTTAAAGTCACGATGAGTAGTGGAGATTCAGTAGATATCGGAATTAGTTATTTAAACATCAACCAGGAGGTAGTAGTATAATGGAGACAATTAAACATAACGGAAAAGATATACCCGTTAGACATGCAGACGTGAAGGTAACCATAAAACATAAGGAAACCGGCGTTATATATAAGGATGAAGAGGAGTGGAAAGGCCTCGGCATTGATCCTTCTCTTATCAAAAGAGATGTGTTGGTGACATTACCAACACTTGATTTGTTCGGAGAAACAAAGTAATACTAGGGGTTCAGGTGAAATTCCTGCCTTTATTACAATTACACAGAGATTATTATGGCTTTATTAGAAGAACAATTTACAGAAACATTACAAGCAGGAGCACCTGACATTACTTACCAAGGTAATGAAGGCAAAGAACA